ACTTTCAAAGACTATCTTGATGATAGCAAAGTTGAATACTTTGATGGTGGCGAGTGCTTTAATCCCGCAGAAGCCCCTGTAGTTCAGATTGTAGGTCTTGAAAAAAGTACAGACTATGGTAATACCTGGACTGAGTTAACAGAATATACCGACTGGGTATTTAAGAAAAGTAGTCAGCAGATCGTTCCGGTCAACCCACTTCGATACTTTGAAGATTTAATCAACGGCTATCGTATTACTTACACAGCAGGATACGAGACACTTCCAGAAGATCTGAAGTTAGCTGTATTAGATTTGGTAACCTACTACCTAAAGAATGATGCCGCGGTACACAGCAGCAAGGCCCCCGGCACCAATTCAGTACAAATAGAATACATATCAACCACAAACATGCCAGCACATATTAAACGGGTGTTGGACCTGTATGTAATGAACTACAACTGATATGAGTATCAAAGAGTTTCAGGAAGTAACCCAAAGCTTTATATTTAAAGACTGGTTAAAGAATCTTGATAAAAATATAATCAATAGCACAGCAAAAGACATACGTAGCAGAGAGCAGCAAGCAGCAAAGACTGATTTTATACTAAGTATTGCTGATGTTAAAAGAATGTATTCAACTGTAACTAATAAAAAGTTGTCAAGTTCTGTTGCTAAAAGAGTGCTACGAGACATTGCCCAAGCGGGCAAATTAGATATTCCTGCCAAAGTAGTTAGATATGGTAGATCTGGTGCTTTGTTTTTTGAATCTATTGGATTTGATAGCATAACAAATTATGTAACTTCAGTTTTTGACCAATTAGACGGTGTAAAAGAAGGCTACCAAATAGCGGGACAGAAGTACTTAGACAGTAAACTTAAAGAGATTGAGAATACGAAGTATGCTAGACCCTCTGATAGACAAGAAGATATAACAAAAGCAGAAAAAGCTGCTGGTTCTTTTGGATTTGGGTCTTTGTTACACAAAGGTCACGTAATATCTATTGCAACTAATAGTGCAAAAGCAGTAAGAGATGAACTAATTAAAGCATCTGAGTTTGCCGAAGGTCAAAAAAATCTACTGCTTCAAGTTTTAGATAAGTATATTGCTAAGCTAGAAAAGGATGATATAGCATCATCAAACTTATATGGAAAAGTAGGACAAGAGCTATATGGCTCTTACGTAAAAAATCCCTACAAATATTTAGTAGAAATTCAATTAAAAACAGACAACCTAGAATCTGGGTCTTCTAGTTTACCAATCGCAAATGAACTAAGAAAAGTTTTTTCAGCCTCTGGTAAAGAACTAGAAAATATACTATCGGGATCTCCAAGGTTGGGTAGAAAATTACTGGACTCCAAAGGTTCCCCCTCATATTTAGAACTATTAACACAAGAACTTGTGTCTATTCTAAAAACAGGAAAATCTGTTAGCCCTACGTACAGACTACCAAAAAGAAAAGTAGCAGATAGGCCTTTAAAAATAGTTAATAAGTCTAATAGAGCAGATATAGCAAAACTAAAGAGTCTGAAAACAAAGATAAAGAGCTCAAAGAAAATACAAGTACCTGCAGCTCTATCGAGATTAGATCAAAAAACGATAGTAAATCTGTCCAACCTATTAAACTTAATTAATGGCAATCTACATGATCAGATTAAACGTAATATGGGCACCGGCAATCGCCGAGACGTATTGAATTACCAAACAGGTCGGTTTGCAGAATCTGCAAAAGTTGAAAGATTGAGTGAAAGCCGCGAAGGTATGATAACTGCTTTCTACAGCTACATGAAAAACCCCTATGCAACTTTCTCTAAAGGTGGTCGACAAGAACGCCCACTTACCAGAGACCCTAAACTGCTGATAGCCAAGTCAATCAGGGAAATCGCTCAAACCGCAGTAGCCAACCGTATGAGGGCCGTCAATGTCTAGAAGAACCAGTATAGTAAAAGCACTAACCGAAAAGTTGAAGTTGATAGACGGCACCGGCCCATACAAGACAAATCTTTATGGTGCAGCCTTTTCCAAGTTAGTGTTTTGGGATGAATGCAACAACTTTCCTTCCATTTACGTAACTCCTGGAAGCGAGATGAGGGAATACCTTCCCAGCGACTTTAAGTGGGGTTTCTTGGGATTATGTATCAAGTTGTACTGCAAAGGCGATGAAAGCCAAGAACAGTTGGAAGCCTTATTAGAAGATGTAGAGCTTTGCGTGGACAACAACCGGGTTTTGGTATACGATGAAGCCACCGGATATGAAACCACAGAAATTTTGATCACCAGCATAACCACAGACGAGGGTTTGCTTGCTCCGTACGCAGTCGGAGAAATAAATCTACAAGTTCGATACGAGATCATGTAGAATCAATATATACTTGGGCTGCAACAGATAATGATCTAGTTAATGCCTGGCAGTATATAAACCCATAAAGGAAAAAATATGGCAGCAAAAGTCAATTTAATTCGTGACGCCAGAGTGTTTTTTACTACCAATGTTAATTCAGTAACAGGCAAGGTTTCTACTGGAGCAGGCGATGCATCAAATCCTGCTTTTAGTATTTCAAATCTGTTTGAATTCCAACCACTAGATGGTTTAACATTTAGTCAAAGCACTGGCACAGAAACAGTAACAATGAATGAAGCAGGCGACGCCCCTGTGCGTGGTCAGCGAGTTTATAACACATCACTAGAGCCCGCAAACTTTAGTTTTTCAACCTACCTACGTCCTGCAATTATTGGTACTGCAACAGACTGTGAAGAAGCTATGCTGTGGAATGCACTGGCTTCTGATAAGAAGGTAGGGGAAACCGGAGACGCTTGGACACCTGGAACACCCGGTGCAGGTAAAGCCCAGCTGGTATTTACTAATAGCGATCGTAACCAGTTACAAAAATTTGGTATTATTATCTGCATGAAGGGTAATACCATTGTAATGAATAATGCCTGTTTGGAAAGTGCCACTATCGACTTTGGTATTGATGCCATAGCAACAGTGGCTTGGGCAGGTATGGCAACAGAGATTGAGTATCGTGATGCTGTTGTATTTGGTACCCTACCAACAACTTCTGGAGCTAGTCAGCCTATTAGTAGTGGTGGACTAGGTGTCGGAGCCGCAAGATTCAAGATCACAGACGGTAAATACCTAGCCAACAAACTAAGTGTTGCCAAAATAACATATCCAGCAAGTAGTGTAAATGCAGCAGATGTATATACAATTCCAATCACTGGCGGAAGTATTGGTGTTAGTAACAACACAACCTACTTAACACCGGCTACTGTTGGTGTAGTTAATAAACCGCTAACCAGTTTTACAGGTGCTAGAGCATTTACTGGCAGCTTAACAGCATATCTAAGGGCCAGCAGTGGAACTGCAGGCGAAACTGGAGACCTTGTACAAGCACTAACAACTGCTGCAGCAACTACAGACCAGTTAGTAGCAAAAGTAGAAGTATCTATGGGTGCGAGCTCTACAAGTACTGTAGCCCCACATGTAGTATTTTTAGCCAGTACAGCACTATTAAGTATTCCAGATGTGAATACTGATCAAATTGTTGGTCTTACCTTGAATTTTACTCCTCACGGTTCAACAGATATCACAGATACTAACGAATTGGTGATTGATTACTTCCACCCAACAGCTTAATAATTAACCAGACCTAGCCCGCGGGCTAGGTCTACTTTTAGAAAGAAAAGATGTCAATTTCTAGTATTAAAACTCTTATTGTACCAAACAAGACTGTGGAAGCTGAATTTCCTGGATTGATGGGCTTTAAACTTAAGTTGTGTTTTTTAAGTCGTGAAACACTTACCACAATTCGTAAAAAGAGCACCAAGACTGTGTTCAAGAATCGTCAAATGACAGAAGACTTTGACGAGGACTTGTTCCTGCAATTATACGTTCAAAACACAATCAAGGGCTGGACGGGTCTCACATTGGCACACCTGTCAACGCTTATTCCAATTGAGTTGGGTGACCAAGATCCCCAAACCTTGGTAGACTTCACAGACGATAATGCGCTCAGTTTGATGAAGAACAGCAGCAACTTTGATAGTTTTATTACAGAGCAAGTAACCGACTTGGGAAACTTTTAAGCGAACAGTATCAGGTCATCTCCGGTTCCATAAAGAACTACTTTCAAAATAGTGCTATTGGCATGACCAAAGATATCTACTTTGAAATGTGTGAGATGATGGGTACTGATGTTTTTGAAGAAGAAATCCCTATTGAGTTGAACGATTTTCCAGCAGAGGTTCAAACCGCTTTTGAGGTCTACCAAGTATTGCAAGATCACTGGGAAGGTATGAGTGGTACCTATATGGGAAAGAATTTGACTGGTGTTAAAGATATCTTAGATATTTATGAAGTTGAACACACCGACAGAAAACTAATACTAGAGCTCATCAATCTGATAGATCGCGAGCGTATGATTCAATACGACACCAAGCGAAAACAGGAAGACAGTTTAAAGTCCTCAAAAAGCCCGCCTTAATGGTGGGCTTTTTTATTTTTGGTTTGACGGAACTATGCTTAAGTGGTATAATTAGAGCTAATTGAATAGGCACGTAATTTTTTGTGCCCACCCCATAAGGGAGATGTTATGGCAGACATAAAAATTGATATGGTATTGGCCGATGGCGGATCCATCAACAAAAAAACAGGCGAGACAAAAGCACTTAACAGTGAGTTAACAAAAACTCAGAAACTTTCATCTAGAGCTTTAGCAGGTGAAAGTGGCACCATGTCTGGTCAAAAGGTGGCCGAATATGGTCGTAGTCGTGCAACTGTTGGCACAGGAGCGGAAGCTAGAGATTTTGCTAAGCAGTCTGAAGGCTTAAGCGGTTTAGTTCGTCTGTACGCGGTATACGCGGCCAATTTGTATGCTGCCGGAGCCGCTTTTACCGCACTTAGTCAAGCGATGGATACCTCTAATATGATTCGGGCTATGAATCAATTAGGTTCAGTTAGTGGCATAGCACTAGGCAGCCTTGCACAGCGGTTTGTTGAAACTGCAGACGGGGCCATTAGCTTAAGAGAAGCAATGGAAGCCGTAACAAAGAGTACAGCAGCCGGGCTTTCTGGAAAACAGTTACTACAAATTTCTGAAATAGCCAAAAAAGCATCACAGTCTCTAGGTGTAGCAATGCCAGATGCTATTAGTAGATTGACAAGAGGTATTGTTAAACTAGAGCCAGAACTATTAGACGAACTAGGCTTATTTACAAAAATAGGGCCTGCAACTGAAGAATACGCTAGAAAGATAGGTAAAACTACTTCGGCTTTAACAGACTTTGAAAGAAGACAGGCTTTTGCCAATGCGGTAATAACTGAAGGAATAGATAAATTTTCAGCAGTAGATATACCAGCTAACCCCTATACAAAATTATTAGCTACTTTAAAAGATTTAAGCCAAACAGCCCTATCACTAGTTAATACAGTCCTAACGCCTCTAGTTAATGTATTAAACAGCAATCCAACAGCTTTGGCCTTACTAATAGCGGGTATTGGTGCTAGTATTATTCGTAGTGCAATACCAGCACTTGGAAGCTATAAAGAAGCTCTCCGTGATATGACTGCAGAAACACAGAAACAGACCAGAAGAAGAGCAGAGATAGCACAAAGAGCATTGGAGGTCCAAAGAGGTATAACTTCAAAAGAAATACTAGCAGAAAAAGATAAAGTAGCTGCAATAAGAGACCTGCAATTAGATGCGGCCGAAGGTGCTTTAAAACAGGTAAGTAAAAAAGGCTTACCAAAAGATGTTCGTCAAATACTACGGAAAGACGTACTGTCTATCGATGACAAGGACTTAGCCAAACTAACAGCTCTCGGTAGAGGAAATGATCAAGTAGCTCTATCATATCAAAAATTAACTCAAGCAATTATATCTGCAAAACAGGCAAACCAGCAATACTTTGATACAAGTAGCCGATTATCTGCAGCAGAAAAAGCACCGGCCCCTAGAGGCTCTGCCGCGTGGTTCCTGGCCCAAGAGGCAGAGGCAGGCCGTCAAAAAGGTGCAAGGTTTGGTAGAATAAGTGATACTGTTGAAACCACTCAGACCAAGGGTATGGGAGCAGCTTTTTCCGAACTGTCACAAGGTATAAAAGAAGACAAGTTAGGAAAATTTAATACTGCTGTAACCGGAGTAGTAGGTGCTATAAGTATATTAGGAACTAAAATAGTTCAAGTAGGTGGATTTTTACTTAGATTTCTACTTGGTCCTATCGGTTTAGCTATTGCAGCATACCAAACCTTAGATATGTTGTTTAGTACAAACACTCAACAACTAGATGCTTTTAATGGGGCTATGGACAACTCAGCTAAAGTAGTTGACAATGCGACCGAAGTACAGAAAAAATATGGTTCTTCATTAACAGTTGAATCACTACAAGCAAAAACAAGAAGTTTAACTGACCTTTCCGACGCGGTAGGGGAATTATCCAAAAAGTTTGCAGAAGTAGAACAAAACTCCAGTTGGTTTGATAAAGCAACTAATTGGGTTAAAGGCTTATTTGGCTATGGAATAGCAGATAAATTTGCAGAAAGTCTCAGTAAGTCGACCATGGCTTCTATAGGTAATATATTTTCTGATGACTTAGCAAAATCCACAAAGCAAAAAATCGCAGATGCCATAGGGATAGATGGAGATTTAACCCAGAAAAAACTGGAAGATGGCTTAAAGAAAGTTAAAGACCGCACAGTAGCTGACAAAATCAAAAAGATTATTGACGAAGCAAATAAAGAACAACAAGAAATTGCCAGACCCATATTTAATCTACAAGAAAATTTAACTAACTTGGAAAAATCTTATCAAGATCTAAACAATACATTTAATATAACAGACCCATTAGCTAAATTTGCAGTACAATCTATAGGTGCCGCAAATAGTATTCTAGAAAGCTTGCAAGATGTTAATACTGCTGCTGCTACACTACAAAAATTGTCTGAAAACAGTAGTAAACTAAAGTTATTTGGACCAGAAGTACAGCAAAATATACAAGAAGCAGCAGGGTTGGTCGCTAGTATGACTGCAGAAATGCAAAAACAGCAACAAATTCAGCAAACTCTAGCTATTGCTTTAAATAATCCAAACTTGCAGCAGGGCGATAGACAGAACCTACAAGGTCAGTATAATCAAGTAAGCTCTTTAATTTCTTCTTTTCAGACTAATATTAGATCTATTATTAGTAATATTGGGACTTCTCTTGGTAGAACAATAGTAGATGGTGCAAAAGTACTAAATAGAGGAATTGACACGGCCCTTAAACAAGGAGCTATAGGCCTTAATAAGTCCATTCTAGATTCTTTACCTAAAACACCTGAAATAATCAGAGAATCTATTAAATTAGAATTACAGTCTATTGATTTACGTAAACAGGAATTGTCTGAAACAAAACGACTTATTGATTCAATAGAGAAGAACACTATTTCGACTAATTTAAGAACTGCTGAAACTGATCTAAAGACTTTAACTTCTATGACAGGGCCCCTGACCTCAGAACAAGAAAAAGAAAAAGATAAACTAACCACTTTAGTAACAAATTTACAACAGCAACTAACAGCCTATACAAATCCCAGGTCTTTAAGGGGTGTTCAAGTAACCCAAGAAACAGCTAATATTTTGGGACGACAGGGCACTTATAATAGGCAAATGCAAGAACTGACAAATCAGCAAGGCGGAACAATTATAAAAGGTTTTATTGATGTTTTTAACTCTACTACAGAGCAGTTAAGAAAAGAAGCCGAATCCGCAATACGTCTACAAGAAGAAAGAAATAGACAGTATTTTAATTCCGCAGAATTTGCTCAGATGAATCTAGAACAACAGGGATTCGAGAGACTGAAGAGAGAGCAAGAAGTAGAAAGAGGCAGAAGTAGACTAGAAACGCTAGGATTAGAAAGACAGCAAAAATTGCCTGATTACTTGAGAGAAGAGATAAGAAAGACCCCTGCAGAAAAGGGAAGACCCACAATTTCTCAATCCGCAATCTCTATAGGCATGGGTGCTGCCGAATCAGCAGCACAAACAGCCAAAAGCGAACAAGAGGCTTTAGAAGCTATTCAAAAATTACGATTACAAAATACAGAAACTGAAAGAACAAAACAAATATTATCAGAAGCAGACTTAAGAGTCCTAGAAAACACCAAGCAGGTAGCAGATAGTATTTTTAGAATCAACACAGAAGATCTAGCGTCTAGCAGACAGCAAATTGATATAGACACACAAAATCTAGAAACTAGAAGACAGCTAGGATTACTCACTGAACAAGAGTATAATGCTCAACAAAGACTACTACAAGCCAGAACTAGAGATCAAGACCTTGAAGAACAAAAGCTAAACATAAGAAAACAAAGACTAGAAGAATTATTAGAAATAGATAAGAAGTTAGCAGATCCAAAGGTAACAGGTGAAGAAAAAACAAGATTAGAAGACAGTAGAAGGGCTGCAGAATCATATTATGATCGCTTAATTCAACGAGAAACTGACCTCTACAATTCAAAACAGAAAAACGATCAGATGTTAAAACAGTTTTCTGACCGTCAGTTAGCCTATAGCAAAATTTTTGAAAACGCATTTGACAGTATGGCCGACGCTATAGTTCAATTTGCTCAAACTGGTAAATTGAATTTTAAAGACCTAATCAACTCAATGTTGGCAGATTTATTGCGCTATGAACTTCGGTTGCAAATGTCTGCAATGTACAAAGGGCTGCGCCCCGGTCTGATGAACCTTGTAGGTAGCTTATTTAACACTCCCGCAGCCCCGGGTATGTCCCTACCACCATTAGAATTTGCAATGGGCGGCGCTTTTGATGGGGGCATAAAGAAGTACGCCAAAGGTGGTACTTTCACCAACTCAATAGTTGACTCACCTACCATGTTCAAGTTTGCCAAGGGCACCGGTCTTATGGGTGAAGCCGGCCCTGAGGCCATCATGCCTCTCAAACGAGACAGTCAAGGAAACTTGGGTGTACGCGGAGGTGGTGGCAACGTAGAGGTGGTTGTCAACAACTATAGTTCAGAGAAGGCCGAAGCTCGTGAAACTCAGGACAGTCGTGGTAACCGCAGAATTGAAGTGGTTGTAGGCGACATGACAGCAGGTGAAGTCACTCGCGGTGGCAGTAGTACAAATCGTGCCATTCGCAGCACCTTTGGCATGAATCCTCAATTAATAAGGAGATAATATGGCTATTAGTTGGCCCCTAACCCTTCCCCAATCGCCGCAAAAGGGTTACACAGAAACAGGCGGCGTATTAGTGGTCAGAACCCCAACAGACAGTGGGCCAGCTAAGATGAGAAAACGGGGCAATCGCCCACAAACTCTCAATATGAGTTTTTTGATGACTACAGTCCAAGTAGCCTCCTTAGAAACCTTTGTAAAAACTACTATACAGGGAACACTACGCTTTGAGTTTCCACACCCGCGATTGGGTGTGCTATCCGAAGTCAGAATAGTTCCTCAAGGCGATGGTG